GTCGGTAAAATTTCGGCTGCAAAGGTAGACGAACAGGATTTAGTTAACGATCCAATAGGTGCGTTGTTATGAGTAAATTAATCGCAGTTTTACTATCGTTGGTACTTTGGTATAACCTTATTGCTTTCGTTATGCTTGAGATGGATTTCACTGAATGGCATTGGTTAACCAGGGCGTTTTTTGTTATTGTTTCCGGTTGGTCGATTAATGTATTGTTACAAAACGAAACATTAAAATGATAGATAACGAAACAAAAGCCGAGATTATCGCCAACGTGTTACTAATTGTAACGCTTTCACTTATGTTGATCATATTAAGCAAACGATGACATTATACGATCAGTTCATTGAGGATGTAAAGGTAAATGCTTACAAACATAACCGTTTTGTCAAGTTATGTGTTGACAGGCATCTTAATGACTTGAAGGAAGGTAAATGGTTGTTTGATCGGGAGAAGGCCGATAAAGCAATAATGATAATTAAAATGCTTCGGCACACTTCTGGAAGTTACGGGGGTAAAAACTTTGACATTCAGCCATTTCAGGCATTTGTTGTTGCCATGTTGTTCGGTTGGTTACATCCTGTAACCGGCTACCGGAGATATAAGAAGGCATACATTGAGATGGCCCGAAAGGGAGGCAAGTCAGAACTTGCGGCAGCGATTGAGATAATTGGGGCTTTTTTTGATGGTGAACACGCTGCGCAGGTGTACACGGTGGCCAACACCAGGGATCAGGCAGGATACGTGTACAATGCAGCCAGGGAGATGTGCAAGTTACTATCAAAGGATAGCGGTAAGTTTGCGCAGAGTTGCCGCATACTTCAGTATAAAATTCAGGAAAACAACACAAACGGATACATCACCAGGCTAACGGCAGACGCAGGAACGAATGATGGAGCGAATCCGCACGTGGCAGTAATTGACGAGTACCATAGTGCCAAGGATGACAGTATGCTGAAGGTGGTCGAGACCGGAATGGGTGGAAGAACGCAGCCGTTACTATTGATCATAACAACTGCCGGTTTTAATAAAAATGGCCCTTGTTATGCATTCCGCAAGGTACTGACCGATGTACTTGAAGGTAAGGTTGAGAATGAAAACCTATTCGGCATTATCTGGACATTAGATGAAGAAGATGACTTCAACGATCCTGATGTTTGGGTGAAAGCGAATCCGAACCTTGGCAACACACCAAGGATTGAACAGATGCAATCACTATATCAGTCTGCGATTACAGAGGGCAGTAGTGCGCTTGTTGAGTTCAAGACAAAGAATCTGAACATGTGGGTCGATGCAGCCAAGGTCTGGATCAAAGATGATGATTGGATGTCTTGCGGTGTCGAGTGGGAGCCGGTGGGTAAGTGCATCATTGGAATAGATTTGAGCAGCACGGCCGATATTACTGCGGTGACGTATTTCTTTCCAGAGGTAATGGGGTTTTTTAATAATTATTACGTGCCATTAGAAAAGGTGCGCTCCGGTCGTCGGGTAGATGGAGTTGATTATGCGGACTGGTTGCGAAGTGGTGAGATTATAGCAACACCGGGCAACGTGATAGATTACGATTATATTATTAGGGATATCATTGAGAACTGCCAGCGATACAATGTTGACATAATTGGATACGATCCATATAATGCGGATGTAATTATTCCGAGGTTCGAGGCCCAGGGCGTAAGATGCGGAGCCGTAAGGCAGGGATTTTTGACATTATCACCTGCAACGAAGCGATTGGAGCGTATGGTACTATCAAAAGAGATTAAGCACAGTTCCGATCCTGTCATGCGGTGGATGATGGGCAATGTAGAGTTGGAGACAGATGCAGCCGGAAATATTAAGCCATCAAAGTCAAAGAGCCAAAACAAGATTGATGGCGTTGCATCGCTGGTGACTGCGATAAGTGCCTGGATGGCTATTGAGGTCAAACCGATTAACGATGTTGAGGTATCAATGGATGATTTAATGTCAATGTACGGATGAGGCGAGCCGAATGGTTTGAAATATACTACCGAGTACTTCCGGCATACGACACATATCGCAAAGCATGGGAAGCAACCGAGGCAATAGTAAAGCGATACAAAAATTACAATAGTTTTAAAAAAGCAAAAACAATGTACTTACGACATGGATATTAGCAGAATAAGTAAAACAGTGTGGCATATATGGATTGGTAGTAATCCGGTGCCAGAGAATCTGAAAGCGCACGTTAAGACTTGGAAGATACTTGAGGATGAAGGCTATGAGATTATACCGGTAGGTAACGCAGATGTTGATTACTGCCTTGATAAAACACAAAGCAGGTGCCTTGAATGGGCAACAAAAAATAAAAAGTATACAATTGTTAACCATTACCTGCGATATTGGTTTCTATGGATGAACGGAGGCGTATACATGGATTTAGATGTTGAGGTCATCAAGCCGTTTGATTTTACAGAAGGTTGCATCCTTGGCATGGAATCAGAGCGATGGATTAACAACCATTGCATAATTACGGAGGAAAGGCAACAGATATTTAAGGATGCAATGGATTATATGGATGCGTTAGATTATGATTATACACAAGAGATTGAACTGGAAACAGGGCCAAGGTTAATTAGTAACCTTGTGTATAAAAACACAACTTTCAAACATAGATTTTTAGATCAACCTTATAAATGTAATTATAAAGGTCAAGAGATGACAATATTACCAGAGCGTTACTTCTCCGGGCATCGTTGGTATCAAAAATTCGATCCTAAAGAGATTACACCGGATACTTATTGCGTACACCATTATGCGCATACATGGAAATGAAAATATCCGTTATCATTCCATGCTACAAACAGGCACACTTCCTGAAGGATGCGGTCGAAAGCGTCAAGAATCAGACGTACAAAAACGTTGAAATCATTGTCGTTAACGATGGATCACCGGATAACACAACCGAGATAGCTAACCGATTAGGTGTGAGATGCATAGAAAAAAAGAACGGAGGTCTATCGAGCGCACGCAATGCAGGCATAAAGGCAGCAAAAGGGGAGTTGATACTACCATTAGACGCCGATGACAAGCTTGATCCATTGTTTTTGGAGAAAACCGTACCGCACACGAAAGATTACGACATCGTTAGTACGTTTCTGCGCACATTTGGCCTTGAAAACCGAACATGGGGCAGTTATTGGGAATATCCGAATTTATCACAAATGCGAAGGCAAAACCAGATAAATTGTTGTTCATTATTCAGCAAAAAACTATGGTACAACATAGGCGGCTACGATGAAAATATGAAAGATGGATTCGAGGACTGGGATTTTTGGCTCATGGCATTGGAAAAAGGCGCACAGATTAAGGTAGTTCCGGAGCATCTATTCTATTATCGGAAGCATGGCGTTTCTATGCTTCGTGATGCCATGAAAAAACGCAATCAAATACTTGAGTACATGAGGTTAAAACGTACAACTGCGCACGAATTAATTGATGTTGTTATACCGTTAGGCACTGGAAGTAAGAGCGCAAACAATGAATTGCGGTTCTGTTTGCGGTCAATTGAGCGATTTTTGCACGGATACCGTAACATTTACATTGTTGGAGCCATACCGAAGTGGGTAAAAAACGTGATCCATATACCGCACACAGAGGGCCATCCGAAGGCATACAACATTTACCAAAAAATACGCAAGGCGTGCGAACAAGATGAATTAAGCGAGAAATTTATTATGTTTAACGATGATTACTTTCTTATTGAACAAGTTGAGGCGTTTTTTTATCCAAATTATTACTCTAACAAGGCGTTAGAGTATGTAAGAACCAAATCCAGAGTAAATCCTTACAGGATGTTGACTGAGGATACTGCTAAATTGTTTGGTGAAAAGTTTTTATATGCTGATATCCATTGCCCGATAGTGATGGAAAAGAGCAAGTTCATGCAGCTTGACGAAATATATCAACCAAAAAAATATAGCGAAGGCCTACTTGTTAAGTCGATGTACTTGAACACATTCGCCAAAACTCGAATATTGGAACGATTTGATCCGATTTTGCGAGGCCCACACACCAGAGAAGAACTTGAAGCGATGGAATTAACTACTGATATGCTATCTGTGCATGATGAAGCTATAAATCAAGATTTTATAAGTTATATCGAGAATAAGTTTCCTGATAAGTGTAGTTTTGAGATATGAAACTAAAAAAAGCAATTGAAATACTTGAATATCACAACAAGTGGCGAACCGGCAAGGTTGAAGAGGTAAAATATACACCTGGTGAGATAACGGAGGCCATAGATAGGGTATTAAAGAAGGTACGCAAAAAATAGTTACCCCAACTATAACGCATCCTGTGTAATTTTGCATAGGATGAGTATATTTAGTCGATTATTCAGAGCTAAACCGGCCCAAAAGAGGGCCATAGACATCGAAAACTACTTCCTACCAATGACGGCAATGGGAGGTAAGAACATCGTTGTCACTACCAAGAAGAGCGTAAATCTTGGCGTAGTGTTCGAATGCATCGATGTAATTAAGCGCACCTTGACGCTGGTCACTCCAAAAGTCATTGAACAACGGCCAGATGGCAAATATCCTGCGGTCGGTCATCCACTTTACACGTTAATCAATACACAACCGTACTCACTATACACGGCATCCGACTATTATGGTCAGATGGTTGCGGATTACCTATTGTACGGTAACGCATATGCCTACATTATTCGAGATCGTGGTCAGGTCATTGGCCTGAAGCGTATTGAGCCTGAAAACGTTGAGCCTTATATTCTTGATTTCGATGGAATGGAAGAAAGGTGGTATAAGGTAACAAACGAAAATAGTGTACCTGGTGCCGTAAGTCAGCAGGATATGATCCATCTCATGGATTTTTCTTTCGACAATATAAAGGGGTTATCCAGAATCCAATTAAAGCGTTCCACAATTACGGATGCAGGCCAGATTCAGGCCTATTCCACCGATATGTACAAGGATGGTGTAAGTGTGTCCGGATACCTTGAGACAGATCGTGTAATCGGTAAGGATGAACTGGATTACCTACGCAGGAAATTTGAGCAGCAGGCCACAAGTAAAAATGGAGGCATCGCAGCATTACCGCA